CCAGAGCTTCTCTTGCCAACTCGACGTTTTCTCTCTGCACTTCGGAGAAGGCCGCCGTGTAGTTCAAGTCTTTCTTTTCTTTCATCTTCGCCGTGATGAGGGCCTCGAGCTTCTTGCTCGCCGAGCCGCCGGAGGCGGGGCCGTGGGGAGGCGTCACTTCTTTGAACGTGACGACTTTCGGAAGCTCGGTCAGAAAATCCTTGATCCCTTCAAGGGCGGACTTCTTCACCGTCTCGGAGAACTGGATCTCCGCCGTCCGATCCGACACCGCGATCATGATCGGCTCGATGATTTTCCGAAGCGCGGCCGTGAGCTGCCCGGCCTTGCAGAGGCCTTCGCAAAATACCGCGATCCCGTCTTTGCGGGCTGCTGCCTCGATGGCGAGAAGTTTTTTGTCGGACTCGTCTTTTTCTTTCCGGAGCTTCTCGGCCTCGGTGAAGGCCGCGTCTTTGACCGCCTTGACCTTGATCTCGATATCTGCCTCGGTGAATTTTTTGCTAGGATCCGGATCGAGCTGCTTCTCAGCCTCCATGAATAAAGCTTTCATCTTTTCAAAGAACTCTCTCATCTTCGTGACTCCTTTCTCGGAATGTCCTCCGATCTTGAATTTTTTCTCTCTCTCCGCAAGGCGGCGATTGATCGTCGCCTTTTCTTCGCTCGAGTACACCGCCTGATTGCCGGGATTTCCCCAGTAGGCAGCGGCCGCGCGGGTCTGGTCGGCGTTCGGGCATGGATAACGATAGTTGACCGGATCGAGGAAGTCTTCGTCCGGGACGCTCGACCACTCGCCGGGCTTCGTGACGTGCCCTCCGTCTTTTATAGAGATGCCGTATTTTTTGGAGCGGGCCTCCTGGGCTGTCTTGTCGGGATTCTGATCGGCCATCTTGATATCCTCTATAATGATCCAGGCCGCCTTGTCTCCGAAGGTCGCCTGTTTGAGCCCCTTCACGGCCGGGGGCTGCGCCCCGAGAAACCCGATATGGCGGAGCCCGAGGTCCGGGTAAAGGGCGACGCTCACTTTTTTGTACAGCCCGCGTTTCACCCAGTCTTTGAATTCCGGGGAGACGTCTTTGAGGGCGGCCAGGAGTTTCCCTCCCTCGGCCTTCAGGGACTCGACCCAGCCGTAGGCCGGGGAGTCGGTCTCGGGATGGCCGATGACGACCGGGGCCTCATGCTGGGCGGGGTTATATAATGATGCGATCTCCTCCAGGTCTTTTTCGGTCCAGTCCCTGGTCCTTCCCTGGGAGTCGGTATGCGTGCCAGCCTTGAATATTTCGATCAGATTCATAAAAACCTCGCTTTTCGCTCACTGACCTGGAAGGTGTGGGGACGAAACACCCCCGAAACACCCCCGAAACACCCTCAATTACCCCCTGACTTCCGGGCGGTTTTGAGGGGTACGACCTCTCCTATGGATTTGCCGAAGAACTCCTGTCCTGGCGCATCCTGTGCGTTTGGGGTTATTTCCTTGTTCCTCGCCCAGGATAGGAAACTGTCTTCAAAAATGAAGATCGATTTGCCTATCTTCGTCCAGGGCATTCCGAGATCGCGCCATCCGAGAAGCGTCTCCTCGGTGATCCCCAATCGCTTGGCTATTTCATCGGCCCTCTTTAGCTTCATATCAGTCCTTCCTTTTTCAGGAAGTTCTCTACGCCCTGTTCAAAGACCCCCTGGGGATTGATCTGGCCCAGCGCCCGGGTAAAGAAGGGATTCCCGCGCATGCCTGCGGTGGAGCGAACCGGGTGCGATGCACCAGGCCAAAAGAGCGCTTTTTTCGTCGTGGGCACGATCCTTCTCTTGAATGGACCAAAAAGGCCGGTTCCCTCGTGGACCCAGAGCGAGTACGGGGCCTGGGATGTGACTGTCGCTTTCGTGCCGCCGCCGGAGACCCAACTGACGATCTCTCTGAGAAGGTTTCCCGTTTTCACGGGCGCAGCCTTTTTCGACCTGGCCTCGACCTCTTCGGCGAGGTTGATCATCCCGGCCCGAAGCATGCCGATCCCGAGGAGGGTCGAGCCCTGGGAGAGTTTTTTAAATCCGGGGGTCATTTCAACGGTTACTTTTATTTCCATAGTCTAAAAATCCTGGTTCGAGGATCCTAGGGTTCCAGGGTTCTGGTGAAAACCTGACCCTTAACCCCTTTCTCTCTTTTCCCATAGAATTTTTTTTATTTTTGAAGTTCACTTGAACCCTTGACCCCTTGGACCCTAGACCACTTTTTTGATGATTGTGCCCCGGCAGTGCGGATGATACGGGGGCAGCATGCCCTGGTCGACGTAGTCCTCGATGTTCTCTAAGCTCGGAGGATTGTCCGCCAAAAAGTTCTCATATTCCTCGGGGGTCATCTTCGCCTGGTCGACCATGTTTCTGTAGGCGACATCGACCTGAATCACTTTTCCGTTCATCATGGCGCAAAATCCGCACTCCTGCGTCGGCTCGATGACCTCGATCTCGGCAATGCCGCCGTCGTTCAGTTGGGAGATATGCGCCCAGTTCTGGATTTTGACGACCGATGTATCCGCGATCCGGTTGATCTGGTAGCCTTCGAGATCGGTCAGGTTCTGAGAAAGGATGTTTTTCATTTCGGCGATGACTTTCGGATCGCCCGCGCCGAAGAGCCCCTCGCCGCCCTCGAGATACCTGCCCCGCAGGAAGTCGGTCAGCGCGGCCTGGGCGTCGGGGTTGTCGATAAATTTTGATAAGTAGAAATGGTCGAGGTTCGAGAGGAAGTTGATCGCCCGGATGTCGGGCCCCCCGAAGCCGACCGTCATCTGCCCGATGCCCTTGACCGCCTGATAGATACCGGAGACCGCATCGGCCACAGCGACGGCATCGATGGTCTTGTACGACGCGCCGAGGATACTTTTGACGCGGGACGTGAATTCCTGCTCCGAGGGAACATCGCTCCGAGAGCGGAGCCAGTCTTCGATCTCTGTCAAACTCCGGCTCTTTATTTTTTTCAATGAAGGCCCGAGCTGGTCCATATACCAGGAGACCCAATCGGATTCGGAAAAAAGCGTAGAGCTTAGAGCTGAGAGCGGAGAGCCAGACCTTTTCTTATGTTTAACTCTCAGCTCTTTGCTCTTAGCTCTCAGGTCCTCCGCGAACGCGGGAGACAAGGGATTATCCTGAAGTCCAAACGGGCTCGGAGTTTGAGGGACGCTGATCATCTCCTCTCCGTCTTCGGGCTCGGGGATCCCATAGGTGTCGCGGATATAGCTCACGGGCGTCGGGACGCCGATGTCTTTGATCAGGATTTTGTCGCGCTCGGCCAGGGGCTTGAGGTCTTCTTCAGGCTCGGTCCGCTTCCAGAATTTCGGATATTTTTTAACGCCCGGGAAGTTGTAGTCGACCAGCCATTTGATCGACTGCTCGTTAAGCCATTCGCTCAACCGGTCGGCGTCGGCCTTGAGGTAGTCTTGCCGGATGTCGGAGCGGGCCTCTTCGGAGCCGAGTTTTCCGGGAGTGCCGGTCGTCGTCGCCGTCTGGCCGAGGATGACGAGCGTGATCGCCTCGTTCCAGAACGTCCCCCACTTCTCGTAGGAATCGACCGAGCTTGCGCGGGCGGCCTCTAAAAGCTCTATCGTCATGTTATCGGGCGTGATGACGCCGACATCGGTCTGCATCGATTTGATCGCGTCAAGAAGCTTCGTCTGCGAGTCTTTGTCCGTGCCCGGAGGGTATTTGCCCCAGGGAGTGGGCTGGCCGAATTTCTCCAAAAAGACCGCCCAGAATTTGACGCCGTTTTTTTTGAACCAGACCGGCCAGTAGAGTTTGTTCCCCAGGCCCGTGCCGAAAGGGTTGTTGTTTTTTTCGCCGAACCGGAAGAGCTGAAATTTTCGCTCCGGCAATTCCACGCCCGCGATCATGTCGCCCCAGGTGAAAAGCCTCAGCGCGTTGTCGATGCCGAATGTAAATCGGCGCGGATCCCTCCCCCGGTATTCTTTGATCCAGATGTCGCCCTCGGAGTAGTCCCACATGATCTCGGCGGGCTTGAAGCCCTTCAGGATGCCGTCAAGAAGCTCCTCGCAGGCGCGGTCGAATTTTATTTCATTGAGGTTCCCGGTCACGAAGTCGGCGATTTTCACGTCCTGCGCGTCGTCGGTCGCGGGCTCGATCTCCCATTCTTTGCCGATCAGGGAGAGTTTCCGCTTCTGCATCTCGCTAAAGACCCGGTCGTCTCGCTCTAGGTCTTCGTAGAGCTTCAACCCCGCGCCCCGCGCCTCGGAAGAGAGCACCGTGTCGGGGTTTAACAACGCCTTGCCGAGGTAGACCTGCGTGATGTCGTTCTGGACGGTTGCGATCTCGCCTTTTTCGATTGGGATTTTACGGGACTTCGTGGCCATCAATAGTTGTCCATTTTCGTCGTTTCTCTTTTGACGCCCGTGGTGCGGTATTCTATGGGACCCACGTTTCTCTCGATCATGCTCTTGAGCATCTCGAGGGCGTCGGGGCCGTCGTCGTGCCCGCCCTTTCCCTTCGGCCGATAGTAGATCAGTTGCCTTGCCATCTCGCGCATGTTCTTGCGAAACCGGATCCAGCCGTTTTTAATCCAGGGCTGAAGCGTCACGATCCGGAGGTCTTTGTCGGTGTGGACCTGGAGCTCGATCACCGGGAGCGTCAGGTTTTTTTTGTGCGCCTCTTGCTCAAGCGTCTTGGCAAAGAATTCCTGAAACTGGACGGATTCCACTCCGAAGGCCTGAAATTTGTCTCTCTGATGGTAGAGCAGGATGTCATTGATGATTTTATCGGGGAGCCTCTTCTCGATGTCCGCGATGTCGAGGTATATGATCCCGCCCTTCCACCGGCCGCCCAGAATCGCCGAGGGAT